CATCGGGAAGCTTTACTCCACCAACGTATGCAATCATTTATAAACTAACTACAGTTAGTGAATCAAATGATCGTGGTAGCTGGTTTGGATACCAAGTTGAGAAGGTTGGAATGGTAGAGGATGTATCAGTTTATAATGATGCAAAATCATTTTCAACAGCAGCCTCAAGAGGAGATGTTGAAGCTAAACCTGTACTAGAAGGAGAGCCTGCGAAAGTAGCTCCTCAATCTAACAATACAGAAAGCGAAGACTTACCCTTTTAGGGTGAGTCTTCACAATAACCTGGAGGTTTAGTGGAAGAATTCAAATCTATATTTGAAGGTTTAGACGTAGCTTATGGTCAGCATCAATCCGAAGGGAAGCGTGCTGACGGTAAGCAGGAGGGTAAATCTTATATTGTTAAAAAACTTGTTACAGATGACTTATGGACTCAGCATTTGGCTGGTGAGGGCCCTTCTTTGGGTATTATTCCTATCATGGCTGATAATACATCCAGATGGGGTTGTATTGATATTGATACTTATCCTATTGACTATCGTAAAATAATAAACATTATTAGAACGTTACAGTTACCCTTGGTTCCTTGTCGATCCAAGAGTGGTGGGCTACATGTATTTTTATTTCTTAAAAAACCAATCGCCGCAAAATTGATAAGATCGAAGTTACGAGAGGCTGCAGCAGCCATAGGACACGCTGATGTGGAAGTATTTCCAAAACAATCCACGATATTAATTGAAAAAGGAGATTTAGGAAATTTTTTAAACCTTCCATACTATAATGCCAAAAATTCAACGAGGTACGCCTATAAAGATGATGGAACTGCAGCTTCATTGCTGGAGTTCATAGAACTATACAACAAATATTCCTTGGAGAATATAGACAAAGTTGCAATTAAGATATCGGATAAAGTCATACCCGATGGACCTCCATGTCTTCAACAATTATGTACACAAGGTTTTCCAGAAGGAACGAGGAACAACGGATTATTTAATATAGCAGTATTTTTACGTAAGTTAGATGCAGACAACTGGAAAGTATTATTAGAAAAACATAATCAACAATATATGAACCCTCCCTTAGCTGCTTCTGAAGTTGTCACTGTGCAAAATCAGTTAGAGAAAAAAGAATATAATTATAGATGTAAAGAACCGCCCATTAATTCTTATTGTAATGCCCAAGTATGTAGGACACGTAAGTATGGTGTAGGTGGGGGATCATCATTAGAGTTTAGTGCTTTAACTAAATTAGAAACAGAACCACCAGTGTGGATTTTAAATGTAGGTGATGCACGTATGGAATTACAAACAGATGAGTTGCAGATACAAACAAAGTTCCAGAAGAAATGTATGGATGCTTTGAACCTAATGCCTCCTCTTGTAAAACAATCAGTGTGGCAGGAGTCAATTGAAAAGTTGTTTATCAACCTTATCAAGATACCTGTTTCTGATGATGGGTCTGTGGCCGGACAGTTTGAAGCTTACCTCCAGGAGTTTTGTACTGACCGTGCCCAGGCACAAAATAGAGATGAATTAACATTACGTAAACCATGGACAGAAGATGGAATTTCATGGTTTAGATTAAAAGATCTTGCAGATTATTTAACGAGAAATAAATTTACACATTATAACACTGGCCAATTGGTGCAAGCATTAAGAAGGCTAGATGGGAAAAGTGATAAGTTTAATCTTAAAGGTAGAACTGTTCGTGTGTGGGGTGTGCCTGCATATCAACATCAAGATTCAGCATTTGACATAAAGGAGGTTGATGGTGCCCCATTCTAATTATAAATATGGAGATACAAGAGAAGATGGTTATAAATTTAGTGGTTGGAAACGAAGAAATGGAAATGTTACACCTGATTTTAGGAATCCAAAATCATTTAAACAACAAGATGAAGCTGCTAAAATCAGAAAACAAATAAAGTATCGTAGACATAAAGAGATTGAAAATAAAATCAAGACGGACAAAGGGTGTTTTTATTGTGGAAAACATTTTAAAAATAATCCAGAAGTTTTTGACTGGCACCATCCAGATCCTTCTATAAAGGAATGTGATGTTTCATCAATTAATGGATCCAGTTATAAATCGTTTGAAAGGAAGAAAAAAGAAATGGAGAAATGTATAGTGGTATGTTCCAATTGTCATAGAATAGAAACTAAAAGGATTAGAAATGAAAACTAAAATTATATTGGGACCACCTGGCACTGGCAAGACCCATAATTTATTAAGCTTAGTTGAACAAGAATTAGCTAATGGAACACCGCCGGACCGTATTGCCTTTGTAGCTTTTACAAAGAAAGCGGCTACGGAAGCAAGGGACCGGGCAACGAAGAAATTTAATTTAGAGGAGCAACACCTACCTTACTTTAGAACATTGCATTCATTTGCCTTTCATCAGTTAGGGTTAACCAAGTCAGAAGTAATGTCACGTGATAACTATAAAGAGTTTGGTTATGCATTTGGCATGGACCTAGGATCAGTATCAGACGGTGTTGATTCTGGTGGAGTATTCACCGTTGATAACCAGCTCTTGGCAGAAGTTAATTTAGCCCGTATGAAATGTATGAATTTAGAGCAACATTATAATGAAACTAATTTAGACGTGTCTTGGCATGCATTACTCAGAGCCCAAAGAGCTATAGAAGAATTTAAAAAGAAAAAAGAAGTATTAGATTTTACAGACATGATAGAAATGTATGTGGAATCTGGAATGGTTCCAAAGTTAGATATAGTTTTTGTTGATGAAGCGCAGGATTTATGTGCTCTACAGTGGCGTATGGTACATAAAATATGCCAGAATGCTAAACAAGTGTACATAAGCGGTGATGATGATCAAGCTATTTACCGTTGGGCTGGTGCAGATGTTGAACACTTGATTGGATTACCTGGTGAAAGAAAAATATTACAACAGTCTTATAGGTGTTCTAGTCTTATACAAAACTGTTCCCAAAGTATTATAGGAAGGGTAAAAAATCGTATCCATAAAACATGGCATGGTACAGAGAATAAAGGATTAGTTCAGTATCATTCCTATCCGGATAGTGTGAATGTACAGGAAAAGAATGGTGATGAAAATTGGCTTATCATGGCACGCACTAATTATTTATTAGATGAAATTGAAAGAGATATTAGACTTCAAGGTTTATTTTATAAAAGAAATAATCGTTTACCTATATCACAAAAGTTATTAAGTGCCACAGCTGCATGGAAGAAACTACATGAAAATAAGAGTGTGGAATTATCAGATGTTAAGAATATATATTCTTATATGTCTTCGGAGATAGGCATACAACGAGGCCATAAGAATCTTAAAACAGCTAATAGAGAAACATATGAGCTTGATGATTTGATAACGGACCACGGACTTATCGTTCATAATAGATCATGGGATGTGGCTTTTGATAAGGTAGGCACGCGCGATAAAGAATTTTTAAGGTCTATTGAAACGAGGAACAGGGATTTTACAAAGAAAGAACCTAATATTCATTTAAGCACTATTCATGGTGCTAAAGGGGGAGAGGCAGATAAAGTTATGTTGCTCACAGACTTATCAAGAAAGTCACAAGAAGCAATGGAAAAGAATTCAGACGATGAATGCCGTGTATTTTATGTAGCAGCTACACGCGCTCGTAATGAGCTGCATATCGTGCAACCACAGAGAGATGGAGGATTTATTATATGAGTCAAAAAGAAAACATATTAGCATTAGCTAAAGAGCTAGTTAGAAATGGTAGAGAAAAAACACATGGTGATGTTAAAAAAAATCATGAACAAATTGCAGAGTTTTGGAATATATATTTAGATGATAAACTTAAACCAATGGAGTCTATTACTTCTGATAATGTAGCAATGATGATGGCATTACTAAAAATATCAAGATCAACCCAAGGTAACCTTAATGTTGACGATTTTGTTGACGGGGCAGCTTATATAGCAATAGCAGGAGAGTTAAGACATGACAGTTAATTCAGATTGGATAGCACCCACGGAATTCCCGGATCTAAGTGACCGGGAGAAGATAGCAATTGATTTAGAAACATGTGATCCAGGTCTTATAAAAGATGGACCAGGTTGGCCTAAAAAAATAGGTGCGGTTATTGGTATAGCTTTAGCGGCTAATGGTTTTAAAGCTTACTATCCTATTGCCCACGAAGGTGGTGGAAACATGGATAGTAAAAAAGTTATTAAGTATATCAAATCATTATGTGAAAATGAAAAACTTGATAAGATATTTCACAATGCACAGTATGATATTGGATGGTTAAGTGTACTTGGTATAGAAGTTAAAGGACGTATTCATGACACAATGGTAGCGATGGCTTTAATAGATGAGAATAGATTTTCTTATACATTAAATAGTATATCGTTTGATTACTTAGGTGAGTATAAGAATGAAGCTAAACTTAAAGAAGCAGCAGCTGCATTTGGAGTAAACCCAAAATCAGAAATGTATAAATTACCAGCTACATTTGTCGGAGAGTATGCTGAGGAAGACGCAAGTCTAACACTGAAGTTGTATGAAAAATTAGCATGGGAGATTAAGAAGGATAATCTTACAACTATATACGACATAGAGTGTAGATTAATTAAAGTTATTTTTAACATGACAAGGACTGGGGTAAGGTTTGATGTAGATAAGTCAGTTCAATTAGAACAAAAATTTAAAAACAAGGAGAAAAAAATTCTCAAAAGAATAGACGATTTGACTGGGACAAAGGTAGAGATATGGGCCGCAGCTTCTATTGCTAAAGCTTTTGATACCATGAATCTTCCTTA